GAAAGTTAATATGTTGGGTAATAAAGTTGACTTCTTGTCGAAGATAGGGGTTATTTATCCAAGTAAATGTTTTTTATTCAGATAATTTCCTAGAATAGCATATCAATAGAAGTTTTCAAGTTCATCAGTTCAAGATTATTAAACTCTATTGAAAGCAATGTGTTGTTCATTTTTCTGTTCTGGATATGATTTTTCTTATGTTAAAAGCATATGTTCATAACTGGGAGATTTGCATAAGAACATGGATTTATGCAAACTACTCAACTCGGTAAGTATGTATATGAACATTCCGATGTCTAGATTGTAACACATATCATTAAACTTATTTTCTATGCCGAGTAGTTACAAGGGAGCAGACTTTGATCTACTAAATATTACACCTTAGGTAGGGGATTATGAACATTTAGACAAGTATTAGATAGCGGGAGAAATAATGGACGTTATTAACAAGAAGTATGACTGGTTAGCTAAAAATATGGATTAACCAGGGAATGTAGGAGGAGGATACAATATTGTCACGAAGGAAGCGGATATGTATTACACAAATCCGGGAAAACGGGATTTTCAAGGTTTAATAAGCCGAGAAATTAAAAATATTGGACTGATTGCTAAAAACGAATATTAAAAAGAACAAGTTATTAGTACCGCTGAAACTAATAGTGGCCCACATTTTAAAGGGACTGTTTAATTAGACAGTATGTAGATCAATGAAGAGTAATTAACTTCATTAAAACACGGAAGAGAAAGTAGATAAATAGGAGCAGGAAAGTAGAATAACACTGTGAACAAAGAATAAGGGTAAAAACAAAAAGTTACAAACAAGAATGCAACTATTATAGGACCAAAGAAAAAACAAAAATATGGAAAAGCTAGGAATGAAGCATTAAAAACAAAATTCAAAGAAAATAAATATGCTATGTCCTTATTGAATCCTTTCACAACAAAAGCGGTGAGAGGACCAAATGATTTTTGTTAACCTACAAGCTTATATGAGTATAAATTTGTAATAGACTTACCAGGAGGATAAAATAACATATAAGCAGTTTTATATCCACATAATCTATATGATGGAGGAGTACAAGGTTATTCACATTACTTTAACGCAATAACATCAGATGATGGATTTAAAGATACAAAAGTATATTTTGATCATAACAGAACCGATGTTCCTGCTTTTAGTCAATAAATCGATCATCCGATGTCATAATATTTAAGTGATGAAAATGACCCTAACGATAATGGAAGATTTGTATCATATAGAGTCGTTAGAACTGGTGTTAAGATTATGCCAGTATCAAATATCACGGTTAGATAAGGAGTTCTAACCGTAGGAATGGTTCCAGGTAAAACCATAGGAATGATGACCAATCACGTGATAGCACCAAGCTCACAAAGATTACGATAATATGCAACGTCATATGAGGTAGCATTAGCAAATTTACCTGTAACAGGAACTGACTATGTATGGGTTCCTCTGGATCCATAAGATCTAATCTTTATGGGTAGTTAGAGATTGCTCGATGGAGATTCTCTAGCATATCAAAATAGAAATCCTATATATATGAATTTCGACGGA